GTAAAACCTTGTGCAATCATTTTAGTTAATGCTTCTTTTGAAGTTAAGATTGCTTTTCCGATGTTTAATTCTGTGTTTTTCATAATTTCTAAATATTTCGTTTTTGTATATGACAAATCTACGGAACATATATTGATCTACCAAACATTATTCACATTATTTTTAAAATAATTAACAAGCAAAAAAATAACTGCCTAGTATTTAGACAGTTATTAAACGAGTGGCGTATATATCTTTGTTAGCAGTAATACTACATTTGTCCTCCGAATAAGCTATTTTGGTCATAATCTTTTTCTTTTCTTTTTTCTTCCAACGCTTTTTTAATACGTTCTTCGGAAATTTTGAAATAGTTTTCATCAAGTTCTACGCCTATATATTGTCTGTTTGATACTAAACTCGCAATACACGTTGAGCCTATTCCCATAAACGGTTCAAATATTATATCATTTTCGTTTGATGAGTTTTCTATCAAAACTTTCATAAGTTCAATAGGCTTTTCTGTATCGTGTATTGTTTTACCGTCATCTCCTTTCATTTTTTTATTTGGAAATTGTAAAACATCGGAAGTACCACAATCATTTATTTTTTTATGTTCTCCCTTTCTCAGCATAATAATATACTCAAACTGTGACATATATGTTTGACCCATTATTTTATTGTCTTTTACCCAAATAAGGTTTTTTATAAAATGAAATTTTTGTTTTTTATCATCATTAAAATACATTTCATTAATTACTTTAAGGTAGTTGGTTATATTCTTATTGTTAGTCATTATGTAGCAATGAGAATGATCTTTAAGAATATTGTAAAATCTTGGCAACCAATCTTCAATTTCTAAATCATTAGTTTTAAAAATTTTACCGTTATTAACTTCTTTCTTTTGAAACATACCCCCACTACTTCCACCATTACCCCTTGCAGTAATTTTATATGGCGGGTCTGTTATAAGTAAATCAACTTTGTAATTTTTAGCAATCATTCTATCCATAATAGATATTGCATCTTCATTAAATGTTTTATTCATATTTTTAATTTTTTCAAAATTATTTTTACCATCGCACAAAAAAGAAAAGAAAAAGGTTCAGTTCTCCGAATGAGCATTTGTGGTTTAAATCCGTACTACTGCTAACACCACCTACACGCAAGTTTTGTGAAAAACAAAACCTGACGTATAGCTGTAAACGTTACATGCTATTTCTGAAAAGCCTTAACCACCTCTTTAAACTCACAAATTCTCTCAATAGGTATTAAAGCCTTTACAATCTTTGCGTTCTCTATTTTCGGTCGACCTGCTTTCTCGTAGGTAGTTGGAACTATCTCCGTTGTATATTTCTTCTCTTTGCTCATATCTAAAAATTGGTATTGTTTCTTTTTCTTTTTTTGAACGGAGTAGCAATATAACCACTACTCCGATACAAGGCATGATTAATACTTTAAACATTCTTAATTGATATAGAATTTTTGCTAAACGTTATTATCGGACGTTTAAGAATCTCCCCAGTACTTTCATCTAAACTAGTCAAAGATGACAAAGCCACTTGCTTATACTTATCCTCAATCTCTTTAAGGTTAGCCTTAGCGATTTGATACTCCTCAATGTTTGAATAGTCAATCATACGTCTACCCTCTACCTTAGTAACTTTAAAATTACCGAAGTTAAAAGTCTTCTCAGTACGTTTTTCGGCTTCTTCTATTGCTAACATTTGCACCTCTATTTTTACTTTCTGTGCTAGGTCTTCAATCTCTTTTGCTTTTCCGTATAACTCTAAAGGATTTAATTCTCCATTTCTAACCGCTTCGATTAATATTCCGAAGTAGTCCTGCAATGTTGTTGGTGTTACTTCTACTACTGACTGTCTTTGTAAATTTTCCATTGTCTTATTTATTTAGTATTTCGTTAATTTCTAATTCTTGTTGTGCAGTTAAAACAAATGATTCTTTTAATTTTCCTATAATTTCAACCTCTCCATTTTCTAAACGTTCACAAATTTTATTAAATTGCTTTTCGTTAATTAATTGTTTTGGCTTTTCTGCACTTGCTTGTTGTCCATCATCGTCCTGAGATTGCATAGATAAAAGATTTTGTAACGTGTATCTTCTAAAGTATGTCAAACACGAACCAGTCGCTTGTGCGGTTAACCCTAATGGAAGTGTTAAATAACTTTCAATAAATGTTCCGTCCTCGGCATCTATTATTCTAGTATATTGTTTACCGTCTTCAATCGGTTGTAACAAGATTAAACCTTTAGATAATAGGATTGGCTCAACCGTATCAATTAATGCGTTTATATCAACGTATTTGTTTTTAAAGTGTGGATTGGTTGCGTTCTTTGTCGCTTTGCCTATCTCTTTCTTTGCTTCTAGTAATTTCGTGTAATTTTTCATAATTCGTTTTCTATTGATTCGTAAATAATTTTTTCGATCTCAAGTAATTGGTCGTGTTCAAACATTTCACTAATTTCCGTTTCTTGAACATAAATAAACAAGTCATAAATGTATCCACCCTCAGCTGGTTGCCAGTATGTTTGCTCGTTGTAAGGTTCTAGTTGATACTCACATCTTAATTCTACATCTCTGTAATTGATTGTCGTTTCCATAATTTTTAGTATTTGTTTCTGCAAATCTACTAAACTTATTTGAATAAACAATACCTTTTATTATTTATTTTAGCAAAAAAAAAGCGAGTAGTATAAAACCACTCGCCTTAATTAACTAAAACCTAAAAATTATGAATTACAAATATACTATTTTTTAATGAATAATACTGCTTCCGCTTTTCTTCTACGAACTAATCCATTTAATACTTTTCCACCGCCCATTATATAATGGGAGCATAACCAATTAACGATATTCATTTCGCTAAATTTTTCATTGATCATTTTAAATAATGTCTTTGAACTTCCGCAATTCCAACAGAACGAAACTAAGGCATCAAACTGATTCTGTGTTAACGGTACTTTAATCGCATCTAAGACCGTCTTTTCGTATTTAGGTAGTAAGTCTAAGAATAATTTATTTGCTTCTTCTTGCGTTATCTTATCACCTAACTTTACTTTGTTGCCGTTTGTATAATAGGTATTCCCAAAGCCAATCGTATTAACTCCAGCACTACATTTATATGCGTTTAATTTGCAACCCTCAAAAGATTTAATTAAATCTATTCCTACCTGACTTGTTTTCATTTTGCTCAATAATTAATATTACTACTATCCCCAACAATATAGCGAAAGTCGAAATCATTGTTTAGTCAATTTCGATATAGCACTAACTGTCGTACCTACCGTAACCAACACAGCACCCACAGACGCAGTAACTGGAAAACTAATTAAAGCGCCGCCTATAATACCTATTCCAATACCTATATTGATTAATTTCTTAAAGAATCTAGGTGTTTGGCTATTCCATCTTTTTGTTATCTCTTTCATATTTGTATTAATTATAATTTATATTAGTAAATCTTCCGTTTATATTTTCAAATGTCGTTTGTAAATCTTTTGGTAGTAAATCTATTCCGAAAGCGAAACAATCATAAGAAGCAAGTATTTTTTTAAAGTTTGTATTGTAATATTCGCAAGAAAATATGCTATCAATTCTGTGTTGGAATGATATTACTACATCGTTTCTGAAACGTTCAAATAATTCAACTACATAATCAACATCTTTTAATTCAATACCTCTGTCTAACCAATGAGATTTGATTTGTTTAATATAATTATTGTGCATTTTCCACATCTCAGAAAGTATAATAGTTTTCAATTCCTGAGATGATAATTTATGCAAATCTTTATCTAGCAATTCAACAAATGAATCTGTACACACATTGCACTTGAATTTAACAAAGTCAGATGACATTCTCGATTTTGTTTCGTCGTACTTTCCGTGAGAATAGAATTTAAAAAACATTGCTTCTTGTTTAACCCTTTCTAAAGTACTGAATAAATTATGACTTTTCAAGTCCTTTATATCTTCCTCCACTTCTTTACGATTAATTAATTTACTTATATCCTTATGAAAGTAATAAGTTAATATTCCTAAAACTATCACTATAAATAGTAAGTAAGGAGGTAGATTAATATGTGTTAAGAAATCGAACATTATATTATAGGTGTTTGTGGTTTTGGTAAATATTCTCTCAATTCTAAAGTAGTTATAAATTGTAAGTCAATTTGTAACTCATCTAAATACCATAAACCTAAACAATAGTAGTACTCAATTTCACTAATTACCCAATTATCATTTATATCTTGAATAGGATTGAAATAACATACACCATCATATGTTTTATCTATTAAAATTTCTTTCTGTTGTTGTGTTATAATTGCTATCATCTTCCTAATGCAGTTTGTAAATTAGTAACTAAAGTATAAAATATAGCTGATTCCGAATCGCTTAAACCATAACCAATAGAAGAAAAAGAAAGTTGCTTAGATGAATAGAATTCAGGCACTCCGTTTCCATTATCATTTCTAGCACCAATATAAATTGAACCTGAGAAATTAGTTGAAGTTGTTGTATCAGAACCTTTTAAAGCATTATTTTTAAATGCTTTAAAAGAAGTTGATGACGTTCTAGTATTAACATAAAAACCGATTGAATTAGTATTAGTAAATGTTATAAAAAGACCATTTAAAAAGTTACCAATATAAGCTACATCTGAAAACCTAGAGCCTATTGTATTGCTGTTAGCAAGTACTCTAACGCCCATATCGGAACCATTTTCTAGCTTATTAGTAGCTATAAAAATAGATGAATGATTATTATTTTGAAATCCTGAAACATTAAAAAAAGTATTACCATATGCGTTAGTACCATTTGGAAGAAATCCTGCCGAATTGAAAGTTCCACCACCAAAAAACTGTAACCTAAATGCTACATCTAAATCTCTCGAATCCATAAAATTATACTTACAAGTGGTGCTAGTTCCTCCTAAAAATGGATATAATGCCAACATTTTAGTATCTAAACTATTTGAAATCAACCCCAAATCAAAAGTATTTAAAGCCCCTAAAATAGTAGTGTCAGTTATACCCGTTGCAGTTGCGAAAGCGGTTGTTCGTGCGGTGTAACCAGCACTTCTATTCATACTATTTATTAAACTATAATACATATTATGCTTGTTGTGGTGTTCCTACTACATCCCATTTACCATCTGTCGCATTATAAATTATCCCTAAGTACAATGTCTTACTAATTACAGTTGTCGTTGGTAGTGTAACTCCTATCGCTCTATAATTAGTATCAAATGCAATAGTTCTCGCAGTTGCGTTGTCTTTTATTCTAATCATTAAGGCTTGACCCTCTGTGAATGTTCCCGTTGG